GAGAATAACTTTTTTGCGTTTTGATTGTGTCATAGCGTTTTATGAGAAAAAAATAATTGTTTTATGAGACAGATTTTTCAAATTGTTCATCTGACCATTCTGGATCAGGTGTTGGTGAAAAATCAGGAATGAGCTTAGAAAGCTCTCGTATCTCTTTGCTTAATCTAGCTAACGAACTTGGGTCGTTATTCATTTCAGCTTTGAGCATACATTGGAAAAGTAAATTCATGGAAGCTCCAATCATTTTGTGCTTTTCCTTAGAACAAGGTTTAACCCTTTTATCTTTGGAACGATCAGCCATTGCTTTGACTGTATCTCTATGTGCTTGCTGTCTTGAAACATTAAATGTTGATTGAGCATAAGCACGAACTCCTTTTGGAGAAATTCCTAAATCTAAAAGACGTTTCAACCTTTCTAAATCTTGTGATCGAAGTTCATTGGAACGTCTTGAATTAACCATAGGCACTAGACATTAACTACTCTAATATACTAGCATATATATAGATAAAAAACATTCAATTATGGGAAGAATTAAAGATTTATTGCTCAGAAAACAAAATGAACAAGATCAACCAAATCCTAATGAAATTAATCTTTCATTTAATGATCAATGGTTTTTATTAACAACAATCATAGGATTCATAAAACATTCAAAATATTCTACTAATCGAAAAATGAGATTAATAAGATTATTTGATATTTTCTTTCTTGCATCAACCAAAGGAAGTTCTATAAAATTCTCAAAAATCATTGCCAATAATAAGAAATAACTGTTATAATATAAGAGTAGTTTACTTTATTCGCTATGTCAGCTTACTTATGTTCGGACGATACTCTTAATGCTTTATCTACTTTCTACTATATGAAAAGTGGTAAAACTGATGCCGAAAGAAAATCTAATATCTTAAGAGCTATTAGAAGAGTTAACAAAGATCCTTGGTACGAAAGACAACAAGTTGCCGAAACTCACGAACAAAGAATGAAACAAATTGCTGACTTTGATAAGTTTTGCAATGGTGTTTATGATATTTGGTACCACCAATATTCCAACGAAGATATTTATGAAGTTATTTTTAACATCTTATTAAGAGAAAATCAAAACTCTTTGATGGCTAGATATAACGACAAAGAATATGCAGAAAGACCTTCTTATATATATAGAATGTCAAATGTTGTTAACTATTGGGACGACCATAACCAATTGGGCTATTTAGTCGGAATTATCAATAATTATAATTATCAATCTTGCGAACACAGAAACTATCAAGATTCTTTGGGTTATGCAATCCTTAATCAAATTAAAGATTATCTTCTAAAAGATATGAAACTTGGGGAGATTTGGGATTTTGACGAAAGAAAGTTTATAAAAGAAAATAAGTTATTTCAACCTATTTCTTAATTTCTTTTCACATAACAAGACTTACGAGGTATTATTAATTTAATACCTCTTTTTTATTGGAAATGGTCTCAAAAAATAGTATGGAGTCTATTAAAAATATCTATGGCAAGCGTAATCCTAAAACTCATATTGAGCAAAGATGTCAAAGACTTTACACAAAACAATTAGATGGACTTTCTACAAGACAGTTAGTTTTACAGCACGCACAAAGAGAAAGTATCTCCGAAAAAACAGCATGGGCAGATTGGAAAACCGTAACGAAGTGGAACTCACAAGATTTAGAACGAGATCGAGTCGATATACTTTCTCGTTTGCATAGTATGAGGCAAAGATTGTTTAATGCAGCTTTGAAAAAAGGGCAGTTGCAAACTGCGCATATGATTTTAGATTCTTTGGGACGAGCAAACGGGGAGACTCAAGAAGCAGTAAATGTAAATATGCCACCGAGTTTAAATATTCAGATCGAAAGCAAGGAATAACCATTCAATTTTTGCATTCAGTTTTTTACATTCAGTATATATAGCTTGATTTTTGCATTCAGTTTTTGCGAACCTGGACCCGCCCTGGCGGTTTACCTGGTAGTTACCTGGACATCTCCTGGCATTTACCTGGTCTCGAACCTGGTTGCAGAAAAACATTCAATTTCGAGAGTACTAAGACATTCACCCCCTGGAACGGAGGGCTTACAGGCGATTCTGAAGGGAGCAAATCGCAAAAAACCATTCAATTTCCAGCTGACCAGGCGATTTCCAGGTGTTTGCCAGGTTTTGTCCTGGTCTTGTCTTGGTAAAAAAAGGGGACTTATGTCCCCGCATTATATTCTGATTCCCATTGTTCTTTGGCTTTCCACTCGGCATAAGGCGAGCTTACTTGTTTTTCGTTTGCCTTTCTCTGAACTTTTTGAATTTTTTTAACTAAAAGTTTTCTAAGATAAGGCGACCTATTAACACGACCATATTTGGCTTTCGTGAAAGAGTCGAGCCAATCCAGCTCGTCTTGGGTCAAATAAATTTTTACCTGGCAGACCAGGTTTGATTTTTTTTCCATAGCAATAAAAGTGAAAGAGGAGGGGAGATTACTCTCCCAACTCCTTGATTTTGTCGTCAAGCTCTTTGTGGTTGAGCTTTGGATCGAACAGGCTGACCCCATCTGGAGTAGTGTTCCGAGGGTGAGTCAGATTAAAGAATTGATATTCTTTATAATTCTTACAAGTTCTTGCAAGTGCATAGCTCTGTTCATCATTGTCCATGTACAAAGCTACATTCCAGGTCTCGTAGTTAGTCCAACCGTTGTATCCTTCGCTCATGGTCTTGTGTACTCCCAATTAATTGTTGAGTAGTCGGTCATGACGTCCCTTTGATGGGCTCCCCATGTACCAAGTAGTAATAAAATTACTGACATAAAGGTTAAATAACCTAGTGTAAATTTCATAGCGATTAAGAATAAAGTTCAGTTAGTAGTAGCTCGTAAGCTTTGAGTCTAAGGTTAGGAGCTAGAGGAGACTCCCTAAAGAGTTGCTCCTCTATCTCGTCTAGCCTTGTCTCCATGTAGGAATCAAGGAAGGGCATTGTTAATACCCTTCTAATGAATCCTCGTAGGCTACCTCTTCGAGGTGGTCTCGATGGTCTTGTGCTTCTTGTTGTAAGATCTCGTCAAGCTCTTCCATCTTGTCGGAGTCGTTTGTATCGACTCCTCTAGAAATGGCTTCATCTTGTACGAAGTGCTCCCACTCCGAGTAGCAAAGTTGTGGCTCGTTGCCGACTATGTCGCCTAGTTGAGAAGAGGTCATGATTTGACCTCCTCCTCCTTCTCAAGTAACTTGATCAAGACTTTCGAAGTCTCCTCTAGTTGCTTTCTGTCGTCCTTGCCGTACCACTTAAGGAAGTCTCTGATCTCCTCATGTATGAGCTTGTCACCCGTAGATGAAGGAAACTCAATGTCTAAGGAATCACCATCAGCGAATCTAATGCCTATGTGATAGCTTGTAAAGCTGATTGATTGGACGCCTGAAAAAGTGTAGCGTGCTTGTGGTTTTGCCATAGCGAGAAATGTATGAAGTTTTCTAGGTTCGGAAAGAGATAGATCTCTTACCTACTCCTTTATTATACCACACTCCTCTATGTATAACAGCAATATCTTCTAATTGTAATAAAACTTAATATAGGGGTAGTGTAGCAAATGTTACAAAATATATTATGTATGCGGGGAACCTGCTGATACAACACAAAATAAGTTGCTGTTATAGTAAAAGTGGTTATTATTTTTGTATGGCAGTAGCAGAACCGTTAAGTTTACGATGGGCACAGGGGGAGGTGTTTAAAGCTGATGAAAGATTTAGAGTGCTTGTAGCTGGAAGAAGATTTGGAAAAAGCTATTTAAGTTGTGTTGAGTTATTGAAAGGTGCTATATCGAAGCCAGGTGAAACGTATTTTTATTGTGCACCTACATATCGAATGGCAAAGGACATTGCATGGAAAACATTAAAGAAGTTAGTGCCAAGGCAATGGATCAAGTCCAAGAATGAGACAGATTTAAAGATTGAATTAGTAAATGAATCAACTATTGAGTTGAAGGGTACTGAAAATGCTATGGCATTAAGAGGTCGTAGTTTAAGTGGTGTAGTTCTTGATGAAGCTGCATTTATGGACAGAGAGGTATGGTCTGAAGTTATAAGACCTGCATTAGCTGATAAGCAGGGGTGGGCGTTATTCATCTCTACCCCTGATGGTACGGCAAGTTGGTTTTACGATTTATGGTGTTATGTGCCTGAAGATGAGAGTGGAGATTGGAAGAGATGGAGTTTTACTACTATCGAGGGGGGTAATGTTCCAAAAGATGAAGTTGAAGCAGCTAGAGGTCAACTAGATCAGCGTACATTTAGACAGGAGTTTGAAGCAAGCTTTGAAAATCTTACGGGATTAGTGGCAATTAGCTTTGATGATGAAAATATTTCGTCCGAAGCTGCTGATTTACATATGTTGCCACTGTATATGGGGGTAGATTTTAACGTTGACCCTCTTTGTGGCATATGTGCGGTTAAAAGTAATGAAAATTTGTATGTTTTTGACGAAATTATCTTGCGAGGAGGTGCTACTACATGGGATTTTGCTGAAGAAGTAGTGAATAGATATGGTGTTGACCGAAGAATTATCACTTGTCCCGACCCTACGGGTGGTGCTCGTAAAACAAGTGGTGTTGGTTTAACGGATCATACGATTTTACGAAGAAGTGGCTTTACCGTGTCCAGCCCAAAAGCTCCTTGGAAGATTAGAGATAAAATTACTGCTGTAAATACAGCTTTATTTGATGCAGCTGGTGATCGAAGAACATTTATTCATCCGAGATGTAAAGAATTGATAAAATCACTTCGGACGCTAACTTATGCACCAAATACAGGCATGCCAAACAAAAATTTAGGGGTTGACCACGCATTGGACGCTTTTGGTTATCTTTGTCTCCAACAATTTAACCTTGCAAAACCAGA